GATATGATGACGCGCGCGGAACGAGAATACGCCGAAGTGATGTGGTCATGGTTACGTGATCGCTGTCACAAGGTGAGGGCCTCGTTGCTCGCAGGCAAGGAGGTGCTTTTCCACGCGATAGTTGGTCAGCGACTAGTCAACCGAGGGCGCAACCCTTTGGAAGACCCGAAGACTAAACGACTTATCCTAGCCATGGAGAAGTCAGACACCGTAATGTGGCAGCTGTTTCTTTTCCCACTGATGGCTGCTCGCAAGAAAGTGTTCTGCGCGTCGAAAGCCCCCGTGCATGTAGCCTGGATGGATGCCCCCGTTATTGACGTGGCGATGCAAAGGCATCTGGACTTTTGCAAGGCGAATGGTTATAAGTCACTATCTGGAGATTTCTCTGGATTTGACGCTAGTGTTGTCCCCAGAATATGGGAGTTCCTAGCTGAAGGTATGGCCGATTGGTTTAAGAGCAAGGAGGACCAAAGATTCTTCAAGGCTTTGAATCGCTCGGACATATATCATGTGACAGTGTTGTCCCCGTTGGGGATAACCGAGCCCGGACCCTCTAGCATTAAGTCTGGCAGTGGAGGTACGAACTTCGTTGACAGCATGTATAATCTGCTGTCACTCTATTACTGCGAGGAGATTGGTTTGTTCAAAACCGAGTCGTACCATGACCAAGGTGACGACTTTGTTCTCGCGGGGCAGGGAGTAAACGACGAAGCAGTCGCCGAAGGTACCTCTCATCTAGGACTAATCGTTCATCCGGACAAGGGACACGAGAATTTAGGTAGGAGTAACTACCTACAACGGCTACATTTCCATGGCCAACTGGGCGGAATTGCCTCCGTCTGGAGAGTGTTGGCGTCATGCTTGGTTTATGAGCGGCTCTCATACACTGCTCGTCAGTGGAACGAGGCCATGGAAACTATCCAGCTTGTTTCGAAGTTAGAGAATGCTGCGTTTAATCCCATGTTCCAAGAGTTGGTGGAGTACGTTGCGAGCCTGGACAGGAACCAGCTGCACAGGAAAATCCCCGCACGACAGGTGATTCAGCAAGCAGGCATGTACGCCACGGATTTGCTCGCTCGCGATACATCTGCATCTATATCAACCAGAACCATGGAAGGCGATGATGACGGGTTTTCTCTATCTGCTACGAATAGGG